TTTCCACCCTTCTCTTGAAGGACGATCAGTTGAAGGTGATTGTGGCGAAGAAGGAAAAGGAAAAGGGTGCCCTTTAAATGTCGTCAAAAGGGCGGTAAGTGGGAGTGCTACTCCGCCGACACGGGTAAGGTTCACGGACGCCACGACAAGAAGGCAGATTGTGAGGCGCAAGTGAGGGCCATTTCTGCCAGCTACTACAAGAAGGAGAAGTAGTGGAATTCCTCTTCCTGGGTTTTGCTGTTCTTCTCTCCGTCGTATCCCTAGCCCAATTTCGTGAACTCAGAAAAATTGTGGAGCGACTTAACAGAGAGAATCAGAAACAAGTAACCGACCTCCTTGATAGGATCATGTTTATTCAGGGGCGTCCCTGGGCATCACCCCCTAGAGACGAAGTAGTACGCCCGGTCGAAGAGACCGAACAACCGAAACTAGATTGGAGAGACTACTAAATGACTATATTCACCCTAAAGCTCAGTGACGTAGACGGAGACAACTTCAAGATGGATGCGAAGTTCGACCCGCCTCTGACTGACGCGCAGAAGGACGGCTCCGAGGAACTTCCTTTCGTCTACGGACTCGGAATTCAGATGGTTATGGGAATCATGCAGGCCCATAACGAAGACGACCTTAGTGAAGTTTTGGACTGACCTATAGACTTTAGGAGGAAATGGCCCCCGAGACCGATTACACGCGCAATCCTCCGAACGCTGCCGGTGAGACCAAAAGGGAAGATCAGGAGCTTCTTCAGAAGTGGCTGAAGCGAAAGCGGGAAGCCGAAGAAGACCGCAAGCAGTACCTTCCGCAGATCAAGGTCAATCGAAAGTTCGCTGCCGGTAAGCAGCACCTTTCTGTCAATACGAAAGACGGGCGCGTACTCGATATTCGGGAGCGCCACGGAATCAAACTCGTAACGTCCGACATTCTCACGCAGTATCTTCTTACTGCGGTCGGACGCATGGCGTCAAACGATTACCGCCCGACTTTCCTTGTCTCCCAGGACAACGAATTGGCGGAGGATATTGCTCGCCAGATGAACCTCTCCTTCGGATGGGGTTGGGATCACGAATGGCAGGGGGACAAGAAGATTCTGCAAGTATGGCGTCTGCTCGTCATTGACGGGACGTGCGCCATTCGCTGCCGCTACGACTCCAAATTCGGAGACGTTATTGGCTCCGTCCCCTACAAGAACGGTCAGCCGATTCTCGATCCCACCGAGGCCCGCAGCTATGTAGCCGAAGAGAGGGCCGCAGGCCGGAACGTCGAAATCAAGGAATTGAGAGAGGGAAAGGTTGTTTGGGAACTCCTTATGGCCGACAACCTTCTCCCGCCTCCGGGTTTCGATGAGGCGGATAACTTCCCCTGGGAAATCATCAACCGCCCCGTCCTTATTGACGACCTTCAGAATCGCTACCCGAAGGATGCCGCTGGCCTAGAGGCAGAGGAAATCGAATCCTCCGGCTCCCTCACCGCTGGCCTGGGCTTCACCGACGAAAAGGAAGTGAAGCTGGAAAACCGGGTTATGGTCTACACGGGCTATGAGCGCCCCAACGCCAAGCATCCTCGCGGGCAAGTCGTCGTTTTCACGAATGACAGAATTCTTGACCGCAGAGACCATCTTCCCTATGACTCCCATCCGAGGGGGCCGTCCACCGGCGTCCACTATTTCCGCTGGCAGGCACTTCCTGGCCGCTTTTGGGGTCGCGCCTTTATCGAGGGTGGAATCGGGCCGCAGCAGGTTCGCAATAAGCGCCTGACTCAGATCGACGCAATTATCGACCGCAATATGCCGAAGGTGTTTGTCGAGGAAAACTCCCTCTCTCGCCCGAAGTCAGGAGAGCCGATGGAGGAAATTGAAATTCGCCCTGGCGCACCGCTTCCGAAGGTGGAGCAGGGCGTTCCTCCGGGCGCGTGGATGCTTCAGGACGTTCGCCTTCAGGAAGAGAATGCGGAACGCGCCCTGGGTATGCGCCCTATCTCACTCGGCGCTCCCCCGCCTGGGGTTTCTGCCTACTCCGCTATGGCGCTGCTCTCTGAGAACGACGCGATGAAGCTCGACCCCATCGCGCAGGAGACGCGCCTGGAATTCGTGGAACTCTGCTTCGACACGATGGAGGCAATGCGGAATTGGAAGCCCGACAAGCAGATTATGATTGCAGGCCCGGAGGGTCAGCTTCAGGCGCACCTTTTCAACGCCAATGTCATTCCTCCGAAATACATGGTGCGCCCGCCGAGGGGCGGCGCTCTGCCGCGCTCCCAGGCAGCCGAGCTTCAGAAGATCAACGATATTTGGCAGGCTTCTCGCAATACGCCTACGCCGCTTTCGTTGGAGTGGTACATCGAATCCCTCAATTCGGGTAAGGCCCAGGACTTGCCGCCCTCCCTGGGCGATCAGCAGGCTCACAAGGCCGAGCTAGAGAACATCGCAATGGTGTCCTCGCTGGTGCCTGCTCCGGTCGCGGAGTACGACGACGACCCCCGCCACGTCGAGATTCACCGCGCCTTCCAAGTGCCTCTTCGCGCCCTGGCAGATTTGGGCGACGAAAGCGCTGCTCAGAAGGTCGAAGTGCTGGAAACGCATATCCGTGAACACTTGGGTAGCGCCGAGGCAGAGGCGGGTAACATTCGTCCTCCTGAAGAGATGATGCCCACAACGGGCAACCCACAACAGGGGTTTAGACCCCCGGCAAACACGGAAGGAATCCCTGATGCCCCGTCACTCCCAAGTATCCCTGGCCTCCCTGAGAGCGTACCCCAACAGTAGGCCCGAATGGGGATGGATGTATACGCCCGAGAGGGCACTTGTAGTCGCCTACGAGGAAGCAATGGGCTTCCCGCCTAGACCCAACGACCATGAGCAATGGTCAATCACCATGAACTCGCGGAAAGGAGTGAAAGAAATTGTCGAAAGGGCGAAAGTTCGTTCATAAGACCCACGTTCCCCACCATTTGCTCCGTCCATATGTCCAGAAGCACTTGGAAGAGCGGAAGATGGGAGAGGCTTACCAAACGACAGGAGAAACTAGCCACGCTTCCGGCTCTAGCTCTACATATTCGGCGGCAGAAGCACTAGCTTTTAACTGCGGCCTCACCAAGAGAACGATCCTCGATGTAGTGAAAAAGGAGGGGTATGTCACGCTCGCTACTGCCGACAAGATCATCAACGTCGGCTTGGATGAACCCTACCTTTGGTATACTGACCCCGAGCTAAACAAGTTCTACACAAATGTCTGATAATCCGAACCCAAATCCCGAGACACCTGCTCCTGAAGTTGAGCCGGGGTCGCCTCCTTCCCCTGGCTCTCCGCCCGCTAGTCCAAGTGGCGGGCAGGGTGGGGAGGGGGTTCCTACACAGTCCCCTTCCCCTCCCCCCTCTTGGGGTGGCCCGTCTGAGCAGGAGTGGCGCACGATGGTCGCCGGTATGCAGCATATGGCGCAGCAGCTTGGACTTGTTCCGGGCAGCGACCCCGATCCTCCCGACTTCGATGAGATGGGGCCGCTAGAGCTAATCGACCACGCCATGAGCCAGAGGTTTGAGGCAATTGCCCCTTACCTTCAGGCCGCAGCAAAGGACGCTGGCGAAAAGCGCATGAACGAGTTTTTTGATGAAGTCGAAAGAGACCCCGCAATCGGGAAGTTTGACCGCAAGCTGGCAGAGCGTATCGCCTCTGGACTCTTCCACGAAATCGGTGATCCGTTGGAGTCGCTCCGCCAGGGCGCACAAATGGCCGCAGAAATGAAGCGCACTTGGAGCAAGGAAGCGGTCGAGGAATACAAGGCTTCACTGAAGCGCACCCCCTACGAAGACCCTGGTGTTTCGGGGTCGGGCGAGCATGCCTCCGGTACTCTCAAAACCTACGACGAGGTTATTGAGAAGTGGGCCGGACAGGAAGATGTTTAAGCCTGCTCGCTTTGGGTATACTGACTAATGGAGCCTGCGGAGAGGGCGTCTTCCTTTCCTCGGAGGACGGTAGCTAGCCCCTCTCCAATGGCTTTACCTAACAATCCGGTTAGACCGGGAAAGGAGCAACATGCCTGAGACGATTATCGTCAAGGAAGTGAATGAGGGCACGAACGGATGGTACGAAGTGTCCCTGGAAGACGGACGCAAGGCGTCCACGAAGGACAAGCGGCTTGCTGATGCCGCGTTCGCTACTCGCGGACAGGAGATTGAGGCAGAGCTTGGCACTAGCACCAATGGCAAGTTCACCAATATCTACCTCAACGGCATTACCGGCGTCGAGACGAACGGTGGCCCGCGCCCCGCTCGCGGACGCTCTACGGGCGGCTCTGCCCCTCGGGGGAAGTCCCCGGAGGAACAGGACAGGATCGCTCGTCAGTGGTCTTACGGTCGCGCTGTAGAGCTTCTGGCTACCTCTTCGACGGAGTTCACGCTCCCGCTGAATGACGCCACGAAGAAGGCTCTCACCGAGACGGCCGATTGGCTGCTCGCTCAGACGAAGTAACCGGGGGGCGAAAGCCCCCCTTTTCCCCTTTGAAGGAGGTACGGTGGAATTCCCCGTAGAACACCTAAGCGCGAACAGCATTAAGACGTTCCTGCGCTGCCCTCGTCAGTGGCAACAGTCCTACATGTTTCAGGACAAAGGCCCGACGAACGTAAACCTCATCATGGGTGACTTCGCTCATCGCATTTTGGCGAAGATTCTCATGGGCGGCGACTTGGACGAAGCCGTGCAGGAATCCTGGGATGGAGTTATGGAGGAAATCTCAGGGCGAGAGGTCGATTGGAAGAAGATGAGTCCTGACACGGCTCGTAACATTGGCCTCAAATACGTCTACGACTATTGGGAGACTACGGGGAAGTTCCTGCATCCGATTGCCACGGAAAAGGAAATCAACATCATCATTCCCGGCGTCGATGTTCCCATCATTGGATTCGTAGACATTGAGCTACAGGACAGGATCATCGACGTAAAGACGACCGGCTACATGAATCGCTCTAAGGTCTCCCTCAACCCCGAGTGGAAGCTACAGGCGTACATCTATCAGATGTACCGGCCCGTCCCTGCGGAGTTCCACGTCCTCACGCGCAGTAAGACTGACCCGATCATCGTCCCTGGCAGTACGTCGGACGAGCTATACGTCGCGCCTAAGAACCCCGACGACACCCGCAACTACGTCCGCCAAGTCTTCGACGTGATGAAGTTTTACGTTGAGCGGTTTGGGGAATCACCCTGGCCGGGTAACACGATTCACCCCTGGGCTGGCAAGTATTGTCAGCTTGGCGAAAACTGTTGCACACTAAGTTAAGGAGGAAACTTGAAGATCGAAGACCTGAAGGAGATTGGCTACGAGGTAGAGGTAACGCACCTTCGTTGGGTGCATGGGGACGAGGGGCCGCTGGAAATCCCCATCCCTACTGCCTACGTCGAGCCGCATGAGGAAATCATCCCCAACGGGGGAGTAACCGTAGTCGATATCTTCGACAAGGAGGGGAACGTCCTCTCTACGGGCATTGCTCATTGCTCCATCGAGGACAACTTCAATAAGAGGATTGGGCGGCAGCTTGCCCTGGGCCGCGCAATCTATCAGCTTGACTTGAAGGGACGCCGCAAAGAGTTAGACTCTTAGCTATGCAGGGCAAGGGATCGAAAAACAAAGGGGCAAATGGAGAGAGGGAGTTCGCCTCTCTCCTTGTCTCTTACGGCTTTGAGGCCCGCCGACAAGGGAGGCAATTCTTCAACATGGACGGCTCTAGAGAGCATCAGGACGTGGAACACAACGTACCCGGCATTCACTTTGAAGTGAAGCGATGCGAGCGCGTCGAGATTGAGAAGTGGATTAAGCAGGCCGAGGACGAGGTTGTGAATCAGGGCGAGGAACGGATGCCCGTAGTGGCGTGGAGGCGGAACCGTAAGCCCTGGCGGGTAGCGATGGATGCAGACGACTTCCTCTTTATCCTGACCGACTACCTACGGCTTCTGGAAAAGGAGAGCCAGAATGAATCTCTATCACCGTAATAAATTGGGTGAAATTTGGCTAGGAGACTGTCGTGATCTTACTAACGAAGTAGATATTGTGGACTTGATTGTTACCGATCCTCCCTATGGGCAGAATTACGAAAGCGGTCGCGGGAAAATGGATTGGGGAAAGATTGAGGGGGACATGGATAATGCTGTCGCCTTTGAGGGTTTGACTCTATCGCTTAAAAAGCTCCGCAGGGGTAGGCATATCTACTACTTTGGCCCAAAGCTAGAGATTGAGAATATTGCGGCTTCTATTCCTCTTGTTTGGGACAAGGGAATTTTTACGATGGGTTCTCTAGAAATTCCCTGGGGCAAATCTCACGAAGAAGTCCACTTTGGAGTCCATCAACCCTCTAAGGCAAACAGAGCGCAAGGATTTGGCAAGGGGGCAGCAAGAATGAGAAGAGGAAGTGTTCTTAGAGTGCAAAGGATTCACGCAGCGGCGGCGACGAATCATCCGACAGAAAAGCCCGTACCGCTTCTTAGGGATATGATCGAGTCTTCGTCGTTGTCGGGAGAGGTAGTTTTTGACCCCTTCTGCGGGAGTGGGTCTACTCTCATTGCCGCTGCCCTTGAAGGGCGCTACGGAGTAGGTATTGAAATCGAGGAACGATACTGTGAGACAGCAGCCGAACGTCTGGAAAATGTTGTAGTGGGATACGAGCCTCCTAAAAAGGAGAGGGGGGCCGAAGCCCCCCTTGATGTTCTCCCTCTCTCGCAGCCCACTATAGCAGATGGAACCTAAGATGGGAGAGTGGATACACTACTCCTGAGACTGAGGAAGCTACAGAGCG